ATAAATTAGCTCAGTTTTTGCACTGCGGAATCTGTAGCTATTAAGCAAATGAATTTATGCGATTCTACAACAAATGTCTGCTCACTCTTATAATTTGTAGTAATAGTAATCTCGCCACCACTGCCATTGTAAATATAGTGCTTACATCCCGGATACCAGTTACCAGTTAATGATGTATTGCTAGACAGCCAAGAATAGTTACCCTGCCTTACATTCTGTGAGGTAAACATATTCTCAATATTTGTGTATCTAATATCACTGTTAAATCCAATACATGATACATAAGACGTGGGACCTAATATAGTCACTAAGTCGGCAGTATCATTATTAACGCACCCGATAATTTGCCAGAACTCACAGTTTTTATCAACCAGTTTAGCATTGAAACTACACCCAATAAAGTTTGTATAAGTTGAAACATCACCATTTGAAAAGATAGCCTTAAAATCTGGTTTATAACTAACATCGTCACCAGCTTGACCAGTAAATTTACACCCGATGAAATAGCAGTTTTCACTGTCATATCTAACGGAGTAAGCTCCAAATGTGGCATAAATAAGTGAATTTACTATACATCCTTTTGATTTATCAATTATTAAGTTATAAGTATACCCACCCTCAATATGACAATTTGTAATTTCAAAATCACTACAATTTACAACTCTTAATGAAGCATTAGGTCTATACAACCCAAACACTTCATCATTCTGATTCCAGAAATGGCAGTTCACCATTTTGAATGCCGAGTTGCTTATAAAACAGTTATAACCCTGATTTTGACCCACACCAGAACATGAAACACATTCACAATTAATAAAAGAAATGTCTGCGTATTTAGAGACTAAAATGCCAGCAGTTTGACAGTTATACACATAAGTATTAGAAATATGTGTAAGCCTACCATATCCAGGTGTTTTATCTTCAATCAAAATTCCGTTATAACATTCTTCGATAAATACGTTATCTATTACAAAACCATTACCTTTATCAACAAAAATACCGTTTGATTTTTTATCACCTATAATGTGTAAATTCTGGATAGTGCACCCAAGAGAACCTTTTTCAGTGCTAATAACAGGGGTTCCAGATAAAAAAGGTTTAAGTATAGATTGCTCACCAACACCAAAAATAGTGTGGTTAGACGCTAATTTAACGTTTGTTTTAAATTCACCAGCGGGCACGATAGCGCATCCCTGATTTCTCAGCGATGATGTGAAAGCTTCTGTATCATCGCTAATACCATCACCTTTTGCACCATAGTAAGTAACATCTTTAAATGTGGAAAGAAGTTTTTTTACGTCAACAGTTAAATCTGGAAATGATATTGTATAATCTCCGTTAACATTGTCATTAACATTTCCATTAATGGTTCTGACATAACTACCAGCAGTAATGTCAACCTCATTAGCATCAACACTCTTCTTCCCACTAACACTCTCACTATCCCCACCAGTAACACGTTTAACAACACCACCATTATACTGATAGTTAGCAATCCCGTCAACAGTATCACCAGCACTACCAGTAACATGCCTATTATAATCCCCATTCACATTAACAATTACATTACCGTTGCCAGTGCTCTGCCATTCACCAGTAACAGTCTCAGTCTTATTCCCGCCAACGGTTACAGTCTCAGCAGCTCTATAATCCTTGCTGACAGCCCCCGTTATAACTTCATTCTTCTCACCCTGAATATTAATATCAAGCATATCACTGCCAATATGAACGCTTCCTGCACTCACATTCTTATCACCAGTAACGGTCTCTACAGAATCAGCATCAACTGTTTCCGTAACATTCTTGCTATTAACAACCCTGTCTCCTGTAGTAGAATCTTCAACGCTTCCGCTCTTAACAGTGCGCTTATTAGTGACAGTGTCGGTCTTAACCATACAACTTTCAGTGATACTACCACCTACAGTAACCTTCCTGTTACCTCCAATATTCAGATTATCATCCACACTGCTTTTCCGCACATATTCACCACATTCCAAGGTCACATTGTCAGTATACTTTTCCTGTTTCTCAACCCCATCAACAATGATAGTATTACCATCACCAGAATCAATATACCCCTTAACACACTGCCCCTTGTTAAACTGAACTCTGTTGTTATTTCCAGTAACTTCCACACCAACAGGGCAAGCACCTTTCATAACAACACCGTTAACACTTGAGTTATTTACACCTAACTTAATATATCGCTTGCCAATTAATTCAGAAACAGTGTTAAACACACAGTCAGCCACAACAACAGTGCCAATTCCGTCTACAACAAGACTATGTTCTACAGCATGATTGAAAACAACATCACTCACAGTTAAATCTCCAGTGACATTAGCTTTCAGCAGGTCATAACCATCTGTCAGATACACATTTGTAACCACACCGGAGCCAACGGTAATATCAATCAGATTCACATTGTTAACCTGTATATCCATATTACCGTCAAAACCAAGACCGTTCAGACTGAGTTCATCAACGTTACCGCTGAGTAACGGTTCCGTAACACCACCTCTCATAACAACCCGTGTGTTATATCTGTCATAACCAAACATGGTGCACTTACCGCCAATATGTAAAGACCCACACAGATAACTACCAGACGGGAAATAGACAGCCATACCGCCATGAGAAGCCGCATAGTCAATACAACCCTGCACTGCTTCCGTATCATCGGCTGTACCATCACCACTTGCAGGAGTAAGACCAGCTGGTGGAAACTTAACATTTAGCATATAGGTTGCCATAACCTCTGCAAGTACCTTTTCAATCTCACCAGATGAAATGTACTCACGAATTAAGTCAGCAATATAATCTGGCAACTTGTTATTGTTTTCAACTAGCTCATTCAGCTTACTGATAACCTTATACAGCAACTCCTGATAACTAATAGTATCATCATAAACCTGCGGTAATACGTTCTGAATACAACCCCATAACGGTTTTACATTAATAAATTCATTCATATCTATCAGCCTCCTATTTTACCATAATTGCATAAACAATTCTTCTAACTCACCCATAATCAGCATATCGATATTCAAAAATGTCTTACGGAACTCCAGCAGAATTTTTGAATAACTAGCACCGGAAGTCTTTCCAGTAACGTGTTCAATATAATCATCGATACTGTTTAACTTCTTATCCTGTTCATGAGTTCCAATTTCGGAAGTATCATTTTGATACGTTTCATTATTGCTCCGGTCGAACGTATGTTCGGAACTGGTGTTCGATTCAACAGACATATCCCTGTCAAGGTCGTCCTGCGTGTTGTCGTGTCGGCTCTCCTGATTACCAACAGTTCCTGTAACAGTAGACTTACCTACCTCAGTGTTCGAATCATCAACCTTTCTACCATTAGTCAGATACTTTCCACTAGTCAACCCATCAATACCACCTTGTGGTGTGTCTGAATACAAATCCATGTGTGCTAATGACGCAGTGTTATTAACGTCAGTCACATTATTGGTATTCGTATCAACTGTGTTTTCACCGGTTGTGTCAATTCCGTGAGAAGAACTTTCTACAGTATCAGAAGTATTCTCGATTTTGCCGGTATCACTATCAGTTCCCGCGGTATCTTTTGTGCCATTCTCGTTACGGTTCTTAGATTCCGTACCACTGAGATTTTCCGTTTCATCTCGCGTAACAGTCCGCTCAGTTGTCAAGTCAACGTCATAGAGAGGGTTAAATTCCAGCAGCTCAGACTTGTAAAGCTGATTATAATACGGCATAATCTCATTCATTTTCGTGTCAAGCTTTAGCTTCCAAAGACCGACTGTTTCCAAGCCAATTTCACGAGTATAAAAGTGCTTTAGAATCTTCTGCTCCAGCACTGCACGATAAGATTCGTCAAACATAGGGAATGGGAAGTCGAAAATGAGCGGAGCGGCTTTCTTAATAATTCCATTTACAGACTGGTATCCCTCAGACTGTGTAAGCCCAACCATAGTCTCACAAATATACCGAACTTCTGTTGTATACTTACTCAATTTCTCCACCCTCTTCCTGAACTAAGTTATCATCAGTAACCATCTTTGTATCTTCACGATATTCAACCCAGATGTCAAGACCGAACATTTTATTAATTTTCTCACAAGCCTGCTGGCGCATATCTAGCCTTGTGTATCTACTTGCAACAGTTCCGCCCATAGAGCGTGATACTTCGGCAGAAATCAGACGTTCTTTTTTCTGGTAAGACACGTTTGAGATGCCAAGATATGTGAGTGCTTCATTCCAAATCTGATTCTTCAAATCCATGATTTTATCGGAAACGAAAGGCGCATTGGTTGTAATAGACTGTATCTTTTTAATGTCAATATCCTTGTTGCCAAAAATAAACGGCTCGTTTCCATCGTACTGCTGATACAGATTAATCATAGTCAATCGCTGGTTTTCATCACAAGCAATCATTACAGGTGTTTTCTGAGCTTTGATGTTAACATCCATTGTTCTATCACATTCGTACAACCGTCTTGCATACAACTCAATATCATTAATACAATTTGTGTGAATCATATTGTTAAAAATGATAACGCTGTCTTTCTCGCTGAGCTTGCGGTTATAACCATTACTAGCATAAGCAGTTCTAATTGTCGGAATTCGATATACGTCAAGTTTTCCACCAATCATAGTCTGTAAGCACAGATGACCAATAACTTCGTCATTAAAGAAAACCGCCATACCGTCTGTAAACAGTGTGTATTCCAAAAATCGCGCATCAACAGTATCAGGCAGGTTTTGCCATTCAAACATGGAAATAGACAGTTCCATAAGCCTGTTGAAATAATGCTGATAAGTACGATTGTTCAGTTCTGCGCTCTCCCAACGTTTACGTTTTCGTCTTGCCATTTATACACCTCCTGTCCCTACAGTGTTATCTAACTCATAATGTCCAACTTCATTACCGTTTCGCCAGAACGTTACACCATTGTTATACACAGATTTAATCTTTGACATATCATTTGCAGGAATAGAACCTGTGATATTAACACCAATGGTTTTCACATAGTTCCAATGCCTGCGCGTGCTAATGTTCGGTTTCTTTACTCTGTGACACGGGTAACCATATACATTCCAGTATTCGTCAATAATTTTAGCGAACTCTGGTCTAATATGCATATGCATAAAAGCGAAGTCCTTAATTCCAACAGCAACCATCGCGCTGTTACCCTGTGTATTATTAGCCTGTTCTGGGAGTGTCAAATGCTGAACCACCTGTGCCAGTTGACTGCCAATCATTAAAGCGCCACCTACTAATGCAAACGGAAACGCGGCGGCTCCTGCTGAAATAGCGCCAGAGGCAATAGCGGCTGTTGTTGCGGCGGATGTCCCTGCAATAGATGAAGCCACATAAGCAGACCCCATGGAAGCTGCTCCACCTGCCACATTAAATAACGTTCCCAGAGAATTCTGAGCAAGCCATGCCTTGAATGCGTCCGTGTTATAGGAGCATTGAGGGAAACCTTCCATCACCATTTTTTCATTGTAGTTCGCCGGAACACCCTTGTAATTTTTTGGGTAAAGAAAAATCTGAGGGTTGCATGACATATCACCAGCTAATCCAAAATCACAGGTATCACTGTTGAAATACTCATATGGAAAAGACGCGCCTGAACCGTTTAAGTTGGTTACATATAGGAAGTTATATGGGTATGTGTATAGCTTGTTGTTTTTCACCGTCTTATAATTTCCAATACCACCTGTTATCTTTTTTACTTTTGATACGTCAACGGTTGCCGCCGCTTCACCACGGTTTTTGACAAATGCTGTAGGCATCATAAACACAGAAACAATACCGCTCGCTTTATTTTCCGTTACAGCTGAATCGATAAAGTTGTTAACACCACCATAATCTGTGCCGTCAAATACGTTGTAGTACAAACCGGAATAGATTCCAGAGTAAGAGCCGCCAGCAACGTCATTTAGATTCTTGTCAAACGTAGCCGCTACAATGATAGAGTAAGCACCCATTTTATTGGTTCCGTCAAAATCGTCTGCAACATATTCACCAGTTTCAAGGTTGTCAGGTATTAAGTTGTCACCGACTTCGTCCGTTACTGAATGTTCCCTCTCAATAAAACTTTCCTGCACCGTGTAATCAAAATACCATGTCTGCATCACGTCCAATTCAAAGGTGATGTGTGACGTATTATCATTCACATATTCTACATTTGTAATGAACGCATAAAACCAACGATTACCGTATGAGGTATTTTTAAACATGATGTAGTTGCAGTCATACAGGTTGTCACACAAAACCCCAACACGAAGAACATTGTCTTTTCTGATATAGCTGTAATCAGCAAGGGTGTATTTCTTTTTTGTGATAAAGAAATTAGCCTGTTCCTGAGTAGAATTGAAGTGAATTGTATGCTGATATGTGTTGTCTAAAGGAACACCTCTTAAAATATGTATGTCTGAATTTGGAATAATGTACATATTTTATACCCTTTCGTGAAAGGGTGAGAATATATTCTCACCCTTATAATGTTTACTGTACGGTAATAGTAGCTGTACCGCTCTTAGATGCGTCAAAGGTTGAAGTTGCTTTTATGTGTGCCGCTCCTGTTGTGGCTGTAGATAGTACAGTAACCTTACCAGAAGAATCTACTTCAACCCCCTCTTTATCAGAGCTCCATGTCACAGTTTTAGGAGCAAAGTTAGAAGTTGTGACATTTGCAGTAAGCTGAAGTGTCTGACCTTTTGCGAGAGTTGCTGTACCCGGGGAAACGGTAATTGCAGAAACAGCAGGTGTCGCCGGGACGAATAGAGCGTTATTCGCAAACGGGGAAACAGAGAATATTTTCCACACATGATACCAATAGTTCCAGTACAACCCCTCACCATTGTACTGCTCTGTAAAGTTCTGGTAGTTGTCGAAAATCATAAACCAATCTCTGTCCACAATGACAGCTGGAATCTTGTCAAGTGCTTCAAGTTCACCAGAATTGATTTCAACGTAAGTTGGGTCATCCTTAAACAGGAGGGCAAGTCTTGCTGTATCAAGGGAGCCAAAGGAATCCACCAGAACGCGTCTGCCTGCAAATTCTGCTCTATCCATGTTAAATGCGGCGGCTAGTACTTCGACATCCATGGTTGCATCAAATTTACTGTTTACAATCATGTACTGACTGTGTTTGTTGGAATGGGTAGTAACACCTGCCAGATTGTAGTCAGAAGAAGCAAACGTAAACAGGTTTGAAATACCTTTTACAGCGGAAACAATGGTTTTCATATTTTCGCTAGAAACGGCGGGAATCTGAACCGGATACATTCTTCCGTCAAGGATATGACGTGCAAGCAGGTATTTCATTGTCTGAAATTCGTCGTAATTTGCTCCGGTGTACATGGTATCAACGATTTTAGAGATTAAATCAGTAATACCCTGCCACGAAAGAAAAGCCTGTCTTAGCTGGTCATTTGAGATTGTAGCTTTGTAGTACTTTTGATAGTTCATAATGTGAAAAGCTGTGCGAACGTCAGGAATCTCACGTTTGAACACATTCGTTTCTGCTACGGCTGGGTCGAACTGGAAAGGTTTCGCGATGTTTACAAACACCTCTTCAACTGTTTCACCATACTCTAACATACCACGCTTGAAGAAAGCCCACGGATTGTCATACATTTTAGAGGTGAGAAGTACACGTCCAATTCTGTTTACCAGTGCAGACAGAAATTCATTCTGTAATGCTGGATAGTCCATGATTACAGCGCCGATAGCACGAATAGATTCTGCGTTTGCGGTTGCTTTCGGAACATAATCACGGTAGTTCTGTGATGCGTTCTCTCTGATGACATTTAAAATATCAACAGAGGAGTTAGTTAAGGTTTTTACTGTTGGTCTAGTAGGCATCTATTATCCCTCTCTTTCTTTGAATAATTCTTCGAATGACTTAGGCACACCATCATCGATAACATCTTCTTTTTGTTTGTTGATGATTTCTTCCGGTGTGGTGCTAGGATTTACAAAACGTTCTGTATATCTCTTTCGCCAGTTAGCGTCATTCTCTTCATATTTTATTTTCCAGTCTCCGGAAGATGTGATACGTTCTACTAAGTCTGTTACAGTGTCACTCAGATTTTCAATGAATGTAATCTGTTCATCTGTGGAATCTTCGCCAAAGATTTCTCGTGCCTCTGAGATTAATTCTTCCCTTGAGATAATCATACGTCAACCACCTCCTCCCACTGTGTGCTGTCGAATAGTTCAGACAGTCTTAATGATAACGGATGGTTTGGGGAAAGCATTACAAAACCATCATGGATAATTACGATGAAACCTTTGGTATGTCTGTATTTTCCATCTTTAAACGGCATCGTTGTTTACCTCCTGTTCTGTTGGTTCGTCTGGAATAATTTCTGGTATTACGGTTGGTTCGTCTGAGAAATAGTTTGGGTCTGGGGTACCACCTAACTCAGTTATTAATAATTGATATGTGTTACCATCTCCAATAGAGGTAAATTTACATGGGCTTTTACCATTAACAATAGGAAATTCAATGTCAACACATTGGTTTATAGGTGAAGAACTGATAGTGCCTAGTTCTATAATCGTTGACCCTGTTGAAATATTTCTAATTTTCATTTTTTTCACGCCAACAGGAAGAATAATACTTTCATTATTATTCAATTTAAAGGTATATAATAATTTGATAATCGTCACCTCTTTCTAACCATCAACCACACTGGCATACTAGCAACCCACTCCCCACCGTTTTGAGGAGGGTTCTCCGGCGGTACGAACTCGTTGTTGAACCATTTGTACCAATATTCTGCGTTCTGTGCTCGTTCCGGTTGATTCTGATTTTTTGGTCTTTCAAAATTTCGTAAAAAAGCGTTTGCAAGGTATGATGGGTCTTTCACACTTGCCATGAACTGAGGAAACGTCTCCGGATAGTTTGCTGTTGGTATCCATTGCCCTGTTGGCACTGTCTGATTGACAAGCCAATCAAGCTGACCATATCCATCATCAATCTCGAAACCGTTTGCTGTTGCCCATGTGGTATAATTGGTTGACGGTGTCCATTGAAACAGCCCAAATCCTAAGTTAGGATTAACAGTTAAGTTCTGCCATACCCCGGGGTTTACACTGCTTTCACCCAGTGTATACGGACCGCCCGCGTTACCTAAGACACCGGAGACAGCCTGAGCTGTGAAACCCTGTTTCATGAGGGTGTCAAAGATAATGGTTGCATTGTTTTGCATTTCCCCTACCGTCAGCCAACGGTTACCCTTAATCCAATCTGAGACTGCACCGGTTTCCCATCTCCATAACTGCAACCATCCACCTCTGCTGTCGTTCGCGTTAATGGACACTTGTTCCTCAAGTGGTACTTTGTTGGTGTGGGCTCCCATGGTTCTGGTTGCGTCGAAAGCCATTTCTGTATGCCCAGTTCTGATAAGAATATCCCCCGACTTCCAGTCCACGCTTGGGTTGTACATTTTGAAACCCAGGACTTTCAAAACACCTGCCATGGTAGAGGTGGTGAACGCCCATGTTTCCCCACCGTAGGCTTTCACAACGTCAAAACCACCTGCTATTAATGAATACCAGATGAATGACGAGCAGTCATAATAGGTGATACCGTTTACAGTTCTCTGATTACGGTATGTTTGAGTGTAGCCGACATTTTCTTTTGCACAAGTTTCAACCGCCCAGTCATAAGCTTTTTGTAAACTAGGCATCACTCACCATACCTTTCTAATATTTTCAGCAACTCATTTACGCAAGCCTGAACGGTATTCGGGTTGTAACCGGCTTTTTTAAGTTTTTCTCTCCGTTCTGTCCCGTTACCGTACTGACCTGCAATCACCAGTAATGCTGTTGATACTGTACTAGGTAGATTAATTGCTGTCACATTCATTGTTAATTCTCACCTCTAACTTAGTTGCAAGGGTTGTCAACGCCTTAGTGTTATTGTCCAAGGCTTCTGTCATAGCTTTCATTTCTTCCTTATGAAGTTCGTCTGTTCTCACAAGCTTCCAGAACAACGCTCCACAGCATACAATGGGGAAACCTAAACTACCAATTACCTGAGTAATAATATTGACTGTTTCCATTTGCACCACCTCTCTTTCATTTAACAATATTGTAACATATTTGTTGCAAAAAATCAATAGTTATGTTATAATTGTAATAAAGAAAAGAGGTGAAATTTTATTTCATGGGTGAATACTATGACGGAACAAAACTTTTATCATTGGAAGATTTAAACGGGAACAAACCAGAACTTTACTTAGTAACGACAAATAGAACAGGTGGAAAAACGACGTATTTTGGACGGTACTGCATCAATCAGTTTAAGAAAGGAAAGGGTAAGTTCGCTTTAATCTATCGTTATAATTATGAGTTGGATGACTGCGCCGACAAATTCTTTAAAGACTTATCTGGACTTTTCTTTCCCAACTCCGTTATGGAAAGCAAGCGAAAAGCCAGCGGAATTTACCATGAACTCTTTCTTGATGAAGAACCGTGTGGGTATGCTATGTCTCTTAATTCAGCAGACCAACTGAAAAAATATTCCCACCTTTTTTCCGATGTAGAACGCATGATTTTTGATGAATTCCAAAGCGAATCCAATCACTACTGCTCTGATGAAATCAGAAAGTTTATCTCTCTGCACACTTCTGTTGCCAGAGGTCAGGGAAAAGCTACAAGATATGTCCCTGTGTATATGCTTGGAAATACCGTTTCGATTATCAATCCTTATTATGTTCAGCTTGGCATTTCTGAAAGGTTGAAAGATGACACGAAATTTTTAAGAGGAAATGGTTATGTATTGGAACAGGGATTCATTGAACACGCATCGCAAGCACAAAAGGATAGCGGCTTTAACAAAGCTTTTTCTGGTAACAGTTATGTGGCTTATTCTTCTGAATGTGTCTACCTTAACGACAATAAAGCTTTCATTGAAAAGCCTGTTGGAATTGGTCGCTACCTTTGTACCATCAAATACAATGGGACTGATTACGGCGTGCGTGAGTATACTGAGCAGGGTGTTATTTACGTTGATGATAGAGCTGATAATACTTTTAAAGTTAAAATAACCACAACAACTTATGACCATAATATTAACTATGTGATGCTACAGCGACATGATTTTTTCTTGTCACAGTTGCGATATTATTTTGAGAGAGGGTGTTTCCGATTTAAGGATTTAAAGTGTAAGGAAGCTATTATGAAAACACTGTCTTATTAACAGTATCTCCATCTGCTATTTATAATGGTAAGCCCAGGTTGCACAGGTGAAAGAGACTGCTGGGCGATTCTGTCGGTTATGCAAACCGCATTATAACACCAGATGTACAGATATAAGAAAAAGCCCCTGCGGGGGCTTATTCTTTTTACAATTTGCTCAACGAATAGTTTGATAATCTCATTCCATTTATTCATTTCTTTACCTCATTTCATAAGTTGTTTCACATAATAGCGTTCCACCCTTAATTCTAATGGGTTGCAATTTACCCGGTACTTTTAGACCAACCTTAAAATCCTCTATGGTTCTACTATGTGATAAAAATTCGATTTCCTCTTCCTCTTCTGTTTCGTATTCTTCACCTGTGATGGATGCATTAAGAAGCTTCTTACATTTGTCTGGCATACCAGCACATTTTATGTTATAATATGGCTCTACTTCCTCTCCATCCTCAACAGTTACTTTCTCGATATAGGTTTTCTGCCTCGTAAATATAGCTTCACTCCACTCTGTTTCTAACTTCCAGTGACAGAATTTTGCAGGGTGTATTGGTACGCCTACCAGCATATCAGGAGTACAGGTGCAGTGTATGGAATCTGTATCTGCATATCTGAAATACTCGTAGTTTTTCTGAGCAGCTGTAATGGTAAAATGCCTAGCGTAGCTAGTTATCGCTGAGCCTATAGGTATGTATACAACTTTCTTATTATGCTCTTCCACTGTTACAAATGACACAGCATCGGTTTTCTCATTCAGATAACACATTTTGAATGAACTATCATCTGATGTAGCTAGTTTTCCGTACAGATTGTTCAGGAATAACTTTGCTTCCGTTCTCTTCGCCCCTTTGCTGTTCATTTTGATTTCGGCATACTTATTTATGTACACATCAAATAACCCTTTCTCAGCATAGAACCAACACCCGGAAAGGATCACAGTGTTTACTAGGTGATAATGTTCTATCATCAAATAGTAATCTGTCATAGTCAGAGTTAGTTCTACGTTTGTTATTTTAACCCTACCGGTGTAATCTGTGTAGTACCTACTATATGTGCCATCTTTACCTTTATAGTCTGACGTCCTCAAGCAGTCGTTGCCTCTGTACAGGGGATTTCCTTTTATCTGGATAAATGGGAGCTTACCCTCTTTCAGATAAAATTCTGTTCTGATTCTTATAAAAAAGTATCGCTTTGGAAGTTTAGCATCCTCTGGGATGTAATCACCTGTCCAGAATTTAGGCTTTCCTACGGGGTAATAGTTTCCTGATTCTGAATGCATAACTGACGGGTATAAACTGTTCACATCGGCTGTGCAACCTGAACCCTGTATCTGCCCTTGGTATTCATCCCGCACATAACACCAACCGCCCTTATAGCTCTTCCTGATGTACTCATCTGCTGTGCTGTTACCGTATATTTCTTTCGGTATCTCATATTCTTTCATATTCGGGAAGAACATTTGAAAATCATCTTTTCCAATAATTTTTTTATATTCCTCCATGCAACAAGCTCCGATAGTCAGGGCTGTATGCCCATCATCGAACATAAGTTCGATTGCCTCTTTTACTACTAAGACATCGTTTGCGATGTAGCGCCGTTCTTCGTCTGTGATTTCACATCCGGGAAAACGGAAGCCAGCGTATTCCATTGACAATTTTTGATGCTTCGTGTGAAACGCTTTACCAATAGCAGCCACTGAAAATGGTAACAGTTTTAGGCTGTCACGCATTTCAATGTAGTGTCCTCTGGTCTTTATGATGATTGTGTACCATTGCCCTTTGTCGGATATACTATACTTAAATGTGTTGTTCTCCATATCCTTTTGTTGTACTGGTTCAAAGCAAGTGTCAGTGATTTTTTTGAACGCTTGTTTCATACCTAACCGTAAAAAGAAGTCTAGCCAAAAGGAACCGTCAAATTTTAAGTTGTGGTAGTATATTATGATGTTATCTTTTAACTTTGAAAGATAATTCCATGTATCATCTATCGAATGAAATATATTTACATCTTCCGTATTCAGTTCAACAATGGCTGATGCCCACACTTCTGTTGTTTCCTGCCCCGGATACACGGTTGTTTCAAAATCTCCGACAAAGTATCGACTTTTACGCGTTCTCATAGTAACTGTCTATATCTTCGGCGTCATGTAAATCTTGTACCATTACACCATCTGGCTGTATCTGCTTATACAAACTAATAATCGAATGTCTTACTACTTCTTCTTGCGAATCTTGTATAATACCGTCTATTAATTCTCCTATCATTGTGTAACGTTCATATAGCATTTCATCATAAACTTTTATCCCCAACTCTCTTACCGCACTATCTAAAATTTGAATCATTCTCTGTTTATGCTCCACCAAAGATAACCGTGCGCGTAATCTAGCTCGTTTATTCCAAAATTCTCTGTAGTCTGGTAAATTCTGTATGTATGAATATACTCTATCATATGCGCGAACATTATAATTTTCTGATTGCCTCGAAGCTGCTCTTGCTTCCTTGACTGTGTACTCTTCTCCGGTGTCAAGATGCACCGTTTTAATAGCGCCTATCTTCTTAGCACCTCTGATTCTATTTAGCTTCTGGTATAATTTCTTATAATCTAATCCCTGTGATTCAACCTCTTTTACAGTCGGTAAATCTAGTTCGATAAAATCAAAACCCTTTCTTCTCAGCTCAGACCTGACATTTGATAGTCTTTTCCGCTCTTTCTGGTATAACTTTTTATAATCTTTTTTCTGTCTCGCCATAATATCACACCTCCTCATTTTTGTTTAAAAAAACACACTATCTCTGGATTTTTGGAAGAGGTGAGATAGTGTGTTTAATTGTGTTACTACTTAACGTGATATAGGCTATTCTGGAAAATAACAGTAAACAATATTTAATTTTTGCATTTACTTAATAGTTACGTTTGCATCAGATGATAGAGCAAGTAATAAACTGTCTGCCGTTATAGTTCTTGGAATCCAACTTGTACACTTTTAATGCCCATTCCTCATCAGTTTCGCACATATCGCTGAATATGTCTTTAAAAGAAGTGAAGAAGCTCTCTGAGCTTGTTGAATACTTGTTACCCGTCTCGTCTACTACAACGTACACCTGATAATCTTTGTTATCAGATTTTTCATTGTGTATACCCACTACAGCGTAATATTCTGGCTTAAAAGTGATAGCACCGTCTTTTAATACCTCGTCTAACTTGATACAGTCAGACATGTCTTTCAGCATTACGGATTCTTTCTTGCTCAGTTCTTTTGATGCTTCAATAATTCTTGTTGCGTATCCTTCCATTTTATTATCTCCTTTTTCCTTATATTATTAGTTTTCTTTGCTACCACGTGGCGGAAGAACTGTTGCGTGTGACACAAATTCTTCTTCTGTCATACCGTACAGGGTCTCTTTTTTGGAAACGACTGTGCAAGACATGAATACCAATTCTTTTCTGTCTTTAATTGCTCGCCTTGCAACAGTTTTCAGAGTTGCAGAATCTTCCTTGTAGTCTCCTGCTACTACAGCCTCTACTACCTCAAATGCCTCTGTTTCAGTATTGGCACATTTGATTGCTAACGTGGTTTCAGTTACTGTCCTTGTTACCATTGCTACTCTTGCCATTGTTTTTTTCTCCTTTTTCTTGTTTGATTTATGTCAACCATGTTAGGATTGACCTTAATAAAATCAATGCACTCAATTTCTACTATGCTTTTGTCCACCAGAAATTCCATTCCTTCAAATGGTGTGTTCATTGGCGCTTTTACAGTTATCTGCATTTGCACTTTTTGCACTTTATTCAGATAGTTGTAATGCGCTCTACCATCTAAATAATAAACTGAGTGTCTAATCGTATTTGGTGTTTCTATAAATTGGAACATCATTTCTTTTAACATTGTAAATCACCTGCTTTAGCATTTTCACCGGTTCGCCGATGGAATCCGGAAAGGTATCGCTTGTACATGGGTTTCGTTGTTTGTGAGGAGGTGAGGGTGAGTCAAACAGCGAGAAAAAATACTCACCCTCTTTAAACATATTATGTCCTGTAGCCTGTCAGTTGGGAATGGGTTTTTTGCTTGGGAATAATTAGGTAATTTTAACTCCTCTGTTTCTTGGCTACAATTATATTATACGGTTTAATTATGAACAAACTATGAACAAAATATTAACATTTGAAAAATAAATCATGCAAATATTTTTTGTAAAGCCTTAAAATTAATTCGGTAGTCCGTTCGCTAGATGCTATCCCGGTTGATACTTCCTGGGCTGTATATTGGATTGTAATGCGGTGCGATAAATTACAAGTTTTAATATCACAATATATCCGATTTCCATTAGCGAAACATTTTACACTACCTTTTATTACTTTTTTCAACCTGTTTTCTGTGTTTCTTGCTATGCATGTCATCATTTCTATTTCCCTCTTTTTGGTTGTAGGCTAGATTTTTCCCGCCTACGAAAGCACTATCTGAAAGCTTTGTTCTCAATGTATGTTACAAAGTCGTTTATAGCACACTTTTTGTATTCAGAGGCTGAAAGCCTGAAAGTGTTACTATATTCACTGATAGCTCTCTCAATTACTCTATCAGACCTACGATATAAATAGGTAATTCTGTCCACTGGTAATAAGTTTGTTGCTTTTATGATATGCTGAGATGTCGTGACTGAATATCTATCAAATACATACAATGTTCCTGTAATATAGCTAAAAATTCCTACTATGGTGCTATAGCTTTTAACCAATGCAAAATCGGTATAATCCCATTTTACAATCCAAGCTTTACAGCTGAAAATTCTTTCTTCTCTTCTTGCCTCCGGT